AGTCTGTAATTCTATTTACATCAGACTTTAGACCGTCAAAACCCTCTTCCTCCATCTGTTGCTTGCTTTGACCTGTTGCTTTATTCTTAGATGACTTACCTCTAGGGCGTCCTGGTCCAACTGCATAGGAGAAAGAAGTTATGTAAGCCCCTGTGTCAACTGGAGATAAGTTTACTGCTGTTTTTGCTATTTCAAGTAACCTGAGCTTTAGTTTTTCTTCCATTAGTTTATTTATGGATTCTAGTCTAGCTCTAGGAGATTTTGTCATCTTTACTACTGGGCCTATCATCTATTCACCCACATCGCACATATAACATACCGCGACACCATTAGAGAACACTGTAGATACAGCTTTTATCTTAACCCTATCTGCATTACCAAGTATTTCATCATCAGGCTCTGGGGTTACACCCAAACCCAAGGCTGGTATAATACACTTTCTAGTACCTCGAACAACTTCATCTGGATTTAAGTTAGTGTAGTTGTACATATACCCTATAAAGGATGTGTTCGTGACGTTCTGACCCGTAACTGTACCAGAGCTTGGTTGATACGTACCCGTGGCAAATGTGCGTAGGGTAAGAGGCTCCCCAAAGTCTTGGGTTAGCTTCAAGAGATCGTAGGAGCGAAAAGACATGACTTACTCCCTATTCGTACTCTGGTGTTTGATAGCTTGGTGGGTTCTTAAATCTGTCTCTTCGGAAGGAACCTTCTATTCGGTTTGTATCTTGTCTGACAGAGTTAACTTTAGATTTAGTTACTCCACCAGCTAGTATACCTACAACAGCCCCTGATGTTTTACCCTGATAGTCTAGGTTATCCGCTAGGCTAGAGTAATGTTTCATAAGGTCAGAGTATTGCGCCTTCAGTGAACCACTAATCTCTGTCGTTACCCTACGAGCGTACTTAGATGATATAGCTCTGGCTATCCAAGACGCTGCAAAGTAAACACCGTTATTACTCTGGGCTAAAGAAAACAACACCTCTGCATCATCAACTTGCTGGTCTAGAGTATCAGTATCCCCGACTAAAAGTCTAACTGTGTTTCTTCGACCAGCTTCTGTTGTAGTATTCAATTCAGCGGAATTGTAAGTCCAAGCCATTAGGAGTTTCCCTGTAGTTATTACTCGTTAGTAACGGTGTCTCTAATTCTGTAAAAGTCATCTGAGATCCAATGATTACTATTTAGGAACCTACGTATAAGGCCACGTTGTTTGTCATCAATCTTAGACTTCTTACATTTCTTAGCACTAAACTCTGACGCACTGGACGTTCTACTTTTAACTTCAGCGTTCATTAAGTTAACCAATGTTTCCAACTTCTTTCCAGATAACTCAGAAAGCCTGTCTCCAACTTTAGTTTGTACTTCTAATTCTGCGTTGTGGTACAGATAACCAGATGTGTATAAGGTAGCTACTTTATCTTGAAGTAATCCTCGTTCCATCCAGTTAAAGTGATCTCCACGTTTCCAGTTCTTACCATTAGCTAAAACTGGTTGCTTAATAAATACAGGCCAATCGACCTGCCAACCCAAGTATGTGGGATGCATAGGACTCTCCATTATATGAATACTTTTATGTTCTGTTATTATTGGGTTGTACCCCAAGCCTAAGCTCAGGGTACACCATCTGTATAGTCAGTTATTACTGAACGATTGCTGAGAAGAAATAACCCAAGTCAGCGCCAACAACTTTCATGTCGTAAGCCATCTTAACTTGAATATGCTCTGCAACTTGCATACGCTTTAGCGCATCGTCAGAATATGATTCAACAGTAACACCAAGGTTGCTTGTACCTGGAACATTGTTCCAAGCGAATGTCAAACCAGCCGCTGGGGTCATAAGACCAGCATTGCGAGGTGTGTGAACCAAAAGTGCGTTCTTACCACCAATAAATGCAGATACTTCTGTAAGACCTTCTTTAGCAGTGTTCTCTACAGCTTCCATGACAAGGAAGTTTTCCACACCAAAGATTTCTGCAAGTTTACCATCTGTGATCAAAGCAGGGTTGTTGATGGTAGAACCACCATTCAAACGTGCTAGGATATCAGGGTGGTTAACTAGTACATCACGTACTTCTTTACCGATAACCATTGTGTTTGGCTTGAAGCCACCAGATGTCAACTGCATAGTGCGAGCGCCAGTAGTTACATCTGAGATTGGTGTAGAGTTAGTGTAGTCATTCCAGAAGACTGGAACACCAGCACCGTTAGCAGCACCAGCAACACTAGTTGTCCAAACACCATTGACAAAGAACGTAGAAGCGAACTGCTTCTCACGATGGATCAATAGACGGTTAGTAAGTGTCTGTGCGCCAGCGGAACGTATTTCTAACATGGCATCTTCGTTAGCAAGAGTTTGCTCATCGAAGTCCATACCCAGACCATAAACGTCTGCAAAGTAAGAAGTGTTAGAAAGCTTCTGTCCAATACGGTTTACTTCAGTACGAGGAGCCAATTTCTTAACATCGCCTGAGCGATTCATGTTGGCGCGATCATACTCGTAGTATTTATCTGATTGACGTTGTACGCCCACAACTGGGAATACTTTGTCGGCAACAAAAGTTGCTTGGTCTTGTACATAAGCCAGTGTCAAATTTGACAGAGGCTGGTCCAGATGTACGCTAGATGGGGTTAATAGTGGCATTTACATATTCCTTATAATGCTATTAAACGGTATTACCGCCTTGGATCATTTCGATAGCAATTACTTGACCAGCAGCGCCAGCTTCAGTTGCATAACCCATTATTGTTTTTCCAGCAGCGGCTGTTATAGCCAAGGCATTGGCATCCGTACCTACTACAGCACCAGCAGCAATAGCAACGGCCCCTACTTTAACCATTACCTTACCGTCAATGCAGACAGTAGCTTCTTGATTTTGTGCAGGATTGTTGAGCAGAACTCCTAAGCATACCTCACCTAGAGTTGCAGCAACTACTACATTAGCGCCACTTACTTTTACGAATTTAAATTGTGCAGCAGATAAGTCCCCGCCAGCATTATACGAACGGTTGTTGCGTGATTGCATAACAGCCATGATTATTCCCCTTTATAGGATTTATTAATGAGCGTCTTGCCTTCATCGGTCTTAGCTACAGCAGCATAAGCCTTGGCAAACTCACTTTTCTTCAGTTTGTTTTCGTCCATGTAGGACTTTACGAGAGCATCCAGCTTGTCAGCAGAAGTTGCAAACTCTCCGTCTGCATCGGACTTACCAAATTCTTGCATGGATGCTTCAAAAGCGCCATTAGCGGCCTTGAGTGCTTCCATAGTTTCTTTGTTATCATGGAACTTAGATACGAGAGATTTAGCTACATCAATTGAGAAATGTGGGAGAGTGTCTCCAGCAAGTTTTGTTAACTCAATGTCAGCTTTTTCTAGGTCATGTTCACGCTTAGATACTTCAGCAGCCTCAAGAGCTTTAAGAACTGGTGCAGGGATGTCGCTTTTAGCAACCATCTCGCCACTAATATCCATCATCTCTTCTGGAGCCTTCTTCTCTATTGAGTCGACTCGAATAACGTAACCTTCGTCAATAAGACCTTTACGTAGGTACTGGTTCTCAGAAGATAGACGTTTAACGTCAGCCTTAAGAGTTTCTACATCAGTTGATGTATCGGCTTCAGCTTTATCAGCTTTTTCCATGTCGTAGCCAAGGGCTTTCATAGCCTCTTCGCGTCCATACCCTTTTTCATTCATGTACGCCTTAAGCTTGGCTTCCATTTCTTCAGTCATTTTAGTAATTTCCTCTTTGGAATTGTCACGCTTAAAGAGACTAACCATTGCCTGAGCATTGGCTGGACGATCCACTAGGGACAATTCCTCAAGGTGCAGTTTTGTTAGGAGATTGGGCAAGTTAGAGTTCCTCCTTAATAGCACGTCCACCAATGGAAAACGCAGCGAGTTCACCAGATTTGACCATAGCCCAGACATCATCATCGAATACTTTGTAAGCGACAACCCATCCTTCACGCTCAGACTGGATACCAAGAGCTTCACCAATTTCTTTAGTGATGGGAAGTGAGTGGACAACTACGCCAACTTGCTCTCCAATATGCATAGCCTTGCCGACTCGCACATGCTCCATAAATTCATTAACGGCTTTAACAAGTGTCTCAGCCTCAATAACATCCCCTTGGCGATCAACTACAGCTTCACCTTTTTCGGTTACTACTGAGGCCCAACCATAGACCATTCGTTGTTCGTCATCGGTCTTAAGGATCTTACCCTCTATATTAGATTTAGTCATGTCACTAACAGATGTATCTGACTCCCACATACGACATGACCAATAACCAGCGGTTGTCTTGTCCTTCTTAGTATCACAAGAGTGCCTAGAGCGGAAATTGGCACGGGCCTTCGGGTCATCCCTACGTATTTCCATATTTGGGTCCCCGAAAGCAACTCTCTTAACTTTGTCACCATCTTTAACAAAGACCTCAAACTTCTTTGGCCCACCTTCAGTTCGTCTAGGCTTGTTTAGCGTGACTTTTTCACCTTGGTAGTCTGCTTTAGCAAACTCAGTCTTAAGCACTTCTGCTACAATAGCCCTGAGAGCCTCTAAGCGGTCCACTGAAGGGACTTCTTCTGCTTCTTCGGTGTCTTTATCCTCATAGTAGTCTAAGTAAGCCTCATGGCTCTCTGCTGGCATATAAACTGCTTGTCCATCTTGGCTATAAACGTGAGTAACTCCCTCAAGTCCCATATCTACAGAACGAGATACAGCTTCTGGTAAAGTTGTGAATACATCGTTAGCATATTTCATTTTAAGAACACCCATTATGTTTTTCTTTAGTGTAGATAGTTTGTGTCCTACCATTGTACCTGTGGGTTTACCATCATCATCAATAATCTCAATACGGGCAGCAGGGTCCTCTTTTGTACCCGTTATCTTAACTGGTATTTTTGGCACTTTACCTTCTCGAACTATTTGACGTATAATCCCACGGGCAGTTCCACCCGAAGAGTTCCAAGATACTTTAGCTCCAACTTTCATTTTAAATAAACCTTATGTATCATTCTTAATTAGGACGCCCTGAAAGGAAGCACCTATAGCAGTGTTAGTCGTATCTGTATAAGCCCTGCACTCTAGGTCTGTCTTCTCGTAAAATGGCTGGGCGTACTTAAACTTGGTTACTAACTGATTACTTTGTAGTACATTAATGAACCTAGTTCTAAACACGTTTGAGTTGTAGTCACGGCTGTGAAAGCTGCAAGTTACTGTCTTATTAGCTTGAGATAAAGCAGCGGTAAAGTTTATATCATCTATGTACAGTGTAAAACCAGCGGGGACTGTATAAGCAGCTATCTGAGTCTGGTTACCAAACGATAGGCTTGCATATACGGTTGTAGGTACGCCAGAGTTAGCGCCAGAGGCCCCAAGGTAAATTGTACCAGCGGCCTTAGCTCCTGATCCAGCTAGTGTAACAAAAGCCCTGTAAATTCTAAGGTACGACAACTGAGAGGTAACTTGTGACTGTCCGTTAAGTGTCAGCGTCTCTTCTATCTCTTTGTAGTTCTCATCTAAGCCTTGAACCTGTACAGTCCTAGCCCCAGTGCCAGTCCCTGTGTCATTTACACTTGAACTGCTTATGAAGACGGTAAGGTCATTGTCAAACCAAGGGTAGTTGCCCCCATTTCCCCAGATAGTTTCTTCTGTGGTATCTAAGTCTGGGTTGTAGCCAAACTTGTATATTGACTTGTAGCCGCTAGAGTGTCCCCTAGCTATGGCTAAGTCAGTGTGTTCGTATATACGTTTCGGCCAACCACCAAACATCTGCTGTTCCACCTGTTCAAATTGAGCGTTAGGGTCAGGCGCTGATTCTACATCTGGCCTACCAGTAAGGATACCGTATGGTACAAGTACGTGATTCTGGTTTAGCTCTGCTACTCCAACTACTGGTTGCCCAGTCAATATAGGAGCTGCTGTAATTACCCCATCATCAAAGTCGTTGTTAATTATTACATCATTGTTTTGGGTGAGTATTCGCCCTAAGTCTTGCTGCAAAATCCTATTAGTGGCACTAACTAAGATTGTAGCAGATTGAACTACTGGCGCACCAGTGGAAAAGCTGTCAACAGCAATAGAATTGTTATTAACTAAAACATCACTACTCTGTGTGAGTATTAGTCCTGAGTCTTCTTGTAAAATCCTGCTGGTCATATTAAATAACCTTTACTATGCAGGATCAGGGATACCGATAGTAAACGATCCTAATGAGAAGGTGTTTCCAGAAACTACTTGTTGGCTTGACGTTAGAGAGCCTGTAGCTAAAAGACGAGTTTCACTTACATCCACTAGAGCATAGTGTGTTGCAGTACCACTCCCTGTAATAGAACCACCAGTTAGTGAAGCTACAACAACCTCTCTTCCACCAGCACTACGATTGCTAGGTAAAGCAATGCTCAGGGAAGTTGAGTTACCAAGGGCATATGTTGAGTTTGCTTCAGCGTATGTTGTTGCTTCTTGAGATGTGATTAATACCTTGTCAGCTTCTGTGTCTAAAACGCTTAATCCGTTATCGTACACTCTATCTGCTAATGATGACATTATTCAAGTTCCTCTTCAGTCTCCGTCTCTACTGAAACGTCCTCATCGTAGTTTAACTCAGCTATGTCCATAAGATCTCTTATGACCTCTGGATGAGAAGACACGTCAATACCAGCACCGTTAAGGTTACGTAGGAATGTTGCAATCTCACGAAGATCGTGTGGAGCAACGTCACCAGCTACAATAGTTGGCATTAGGTCATAATTCAGACCGTTCAACTGCCAGAGACGCTCAACCAACTGTTTGTTGAGAACGTCTGTGACCGCTTGGATATAACTCTCAAGCGCACGGAGGAACAAGTCTGTCTTCGACTTAGACAGGGCATAAGAGCCACCTGATGAACCAAGAAGAAGAAACTCAGAAAGCATAGACCTGGCAATGTCATGCTGATAACGACTAACAATAGGGTTTATGTCAATGTTGCGCTTGCCATTAGATGCCATCAATTCTACGTCAACTAGTCTTGTATTGGTAGGACCTCCATCTTTATCGGGGTAAGTGTCGGAAGGCAGTATAATGTAGCCTTGCTCATTGAACTTAACGTCACGTAGGATTTGCTGCAAGTTCCCCACAAAGGATGATTGCGCGGAAGAAGCATCACTTGAAAGATACTCTGAAGGAATACGAGCAACAGGAATACCCGCCAGTTCTCTCTCAACGGCAATTGCCTCTATAGCTTGTAGGTTATTAAGGTACTCATAAGAGGTATATGCGTTACGTAGTATAGAACGGCCAGAAGGGTCACCGTTTAGAGTAGTAGTACGGTAGTATAGAGACTTGTTAGCTGGTATGTAGTTTTTGCTGTTCATAATACCAACAGACTGATCAATACCTAATACTTCTCCTGTTTGTGGCTCT